GGCTTGCTGCTCAAGACCTGTTGCGCTTTCTAATTGCTCTTCTAATTCAGCTATTGTCAATAGCAAATCACTAAGCGCAGCAGAAATTGATTCTATCTCTGCCGGTATAGATAACAGCAGTGGAGCGATTGTGTATTGAGCCGCTTCGTATGCTTCACGAGCTATAAACAGAGAATGTAACTCTGATATAAGATCATCACTTAAGTAAATCCATTGGTTGTACCAGTCTGAGACTCCAGCTGACCACTCTGAATACATGTAGTCCATCCAGAATTTACCACCCTCAACGCCCATATTAAACATGTCTCCCAATGTTTGATACATTGCTTTATAATCTGCATAGCCCTGTGTAATTTTGTCGTAACTTGATTGCAGATCAGCCAACTCAACAGTTAGGTCATGTATGGAGGATGCATACCTATCAGCTTCACCATATAGAAAAGCTATCTCGTCAACAACATCTGAAAAAACGTCACCAGCAGCTTCACTAGCTTGCGCTAGCGCATATAGTTGCATTTCAACCGGTGTCATGCCAATGGTGGCTATTATTTGTTCATAACCCTCACTTTCACCCAAAAGGGTTTCCTGCAGTTTCAAAGTATACTGCAACTTACTCAATTCATATGCTTCACGTAAAAGCGTAACAGCCTCAGCACCCAACAAACGAGCGGCCTCGATTTGTTCATCATACCAAACATCAAGTTTATATCTTTCATAGTCACCAGGCCCAAGAGTGAAAGACGCGATTACATCCTTAAGGGGTACAATGAAATCCTGCAACATTTCTTCTCTAAGATGGGCGACAGCCTCAGCTCGTTTCTCTTCGATGTTGGCTAGTTGTTCCATAGACGCTCCGAGCTGCGAAAGCGTATACCAATAAGCGTTAAACTGGTCGTTTAGATCACGAAATGCTTCCCCAACGGGAGTTAAAGATTCTAACATCCGGTCAATTTCTTTTGTTATATCATGGTAGGCCTTGCCAAGCGCCCGCTCGCGTGCGGCTGCTTCTTTTTTACGGTCGCTCTTCGCCCCAAGAACCGAGACGACTGACCCCAAAACCATAGCAACAATTGCACCGTAACCCCACCCCCCGCCACCAGTACCGCCACCCCAGTTAGCATTCGTAGAAGTAGTGGTGGGCTGATCTATAGACACCATAATTTTTGTGGTAGCAGCTTTTGCCGCCATCGCCGCCAAGGTATCAATGAACAGGTCACTCATTTTGCGCATCAAATCCTGAAAATCTTCAAAACTACCCTTAAACATATCGGCAAAAGCATCTGCCCATGTCGTCATGACGCGATTAATGAAAGATTCTAATATCTTTTCAGACTCCTTCAGGTCCTTTAAGTCAACCGTAATCAGTTTAGCCTGAGCTTTCGCAAACTCGGCAGTAGCCTTCAATTTATCATTCAAGGCATTTACATATTCTTTCGTGTCCTCCCCGTATTTTGTTTTAATATCATTGAATATGGCAGTATAAATCTTGGCAACCGTCCAGTGATACTGCACTTCTAGTTCTGCCTTCTTGCGGTTCCCCTCCGCAATAGTATCAATACCCGCCGCTACGCGCTCGTCGGCGCCTTTCTTGGCAATCTCAAGCATAAGCTTTTCTGTTTCTATTGCTGTCTCTACTTCATTGTCTAAGCGCTTTTTTGCGTATTTGGCTTGAATTTGAGCAACCTCTTTTCGTCTTGTCTCTTCACTCTTTTTTGTATACGCATCAAGCTCAGTCGCATAATCTTTCTCTAAATCAAATCTGTCTTTTAATTCTTTTACAAATGCCTTCAGCCTTTTATCATGTGCGATTCCAGCCCTTGCAATTTCAGCTTCTTCTTTCTTGTCGTCAGCCCTTAAGCTAAGCACTTCTAATTCTTTAAAGAAATCAAGATACGTCTTTTTCCTGCTATCCAGTGACTTTTTAAACTTCTCAAGGGCATCTGCTCTAATATCAGCCAAAATTATTTGGATCTTGGCTTCAGTCTCAACTCTGGTTTTAGCATCAGCCAACTCAACGGCATATCTTACCTTTAAAGTCTCCCGTTCTTTTGTTATTTTCTTTTCAGCCGCCTCGAATGCGGCCACTAATTCATTTTGACGAAGCCAGTCTAACTTTTGATAGAACTCGCCCCACGCATGCCATTCCTTGTCTAACAACATCGCCAAATTAGTGAGACGCTCACCAGCGTCAACTTCGGGTGCGTCCGTAGTCCCAAGATATTGCTTCACGGCAGCCGCCATTTTAATCGCGGCCTCCATAGACTTTTCGCCAAGTGCGTAAATTGAGGCTGCGATTACTCCTATTGTGGACTCAGCATCTATCCCGTATTTCTTTAATCTGCCAGCTATGGTCTTTATTGTTTCCTGTTGCAATTCGATTGTTTCGGTAACCTCTTTGGTATCTTCAGCCATGCCTAATAATTTCTTTTTGTAAAAATCAGATGCTTCCTTGGTCGAGAATTTCATGAAATCCCATGCCGTACCAAAAGCTTCTATAATTTTTCCAGCAAGCTTTTCGGCCCCGGGGAATGCGTATTCGCCCCTTTTTGTTTCCTCCCAAAATTCCTTTGTGTCTTTGGTCACCTTGCCAATCGTTAAAGCATGTAAAGCAATCTTCACCCTAAGACTATCAATCTTGTCACCATATTCGCCCACAAGCTCAATTAATTTCCCCACATATTCATCATGCTTCAAATCGATTAATTCTTTTAATGCCTCCCCCTGGTCCTTCCACTTCATCGTGGTCAAATCTACAGCATCAGCTAATTCCGGGTAATCATTCAGAAGCCGTTCCATGATAGCTTCGTATTCTCTTGAGCCTTCTTTAGCTTTGTCCAGTTGTTCAGCATAAGCCTCTAATTGAAATCCCGCCTTAGCAAGCATGATTGATTGCTTCTGAAGCTCTATCGTCTGCTCAGCGACGGAACTAAAAGACTTGCACCTTCTTTAAACATTTTAGCCTTTAATGCAGCAACCGACAATCCAATCGTAATAGCCGAAAGCTGAATCACCAAATACCGAACCGCCAAGGTAAGCGCCGTCATTACCGCAGTCAAGCTCGTGACCGCCACAATAAATCTGCCAACCACATTATCAGCAGCGAGCGTCATAAGATCGACTAAGGGTCTCAATATGTTCAATACAACCCTAAAGGCCCCGGCAATGCCCCCCTCACCAAGAGCGATCGCCAAATTGTGGAGCTTATCGCCCAGGTTTTTAGCCATTACGCCGAGGCCCTCCATCTGCTTCTCGGCCATTTCAGTCGCAACGCCTACACGATAAACATAATCGAGCATCTCCTTATAATTATCGTTGCCCTTAGCAAGGGCAACAGCCGCTGCAGAACCCCGCATCCCAAATAATCTAATAGCAACACCAGTATGAGTCACGACCTTTGACAACTCATCGAGAACAACGGAAAAGTCATTGGTTAAAGGATTGAGTTTCTCAAGATCAGCGCCTGCAGCCCGGAAGGCAAGCCTGAGTTTTTCAGAGGGAGCTATAAGACGAGCAAGGACCTGCCTGAAGCCTGTGCCTATGGTTGATCCTCGCAAACCGGCTGTCCCCAACACCATAGCTCCTGCTGCCGTTTCTTCAAGCTTAAGACCGGCGTTACTTGCAACCGGTCCTAAATAATTAAACGCAATTCTAAGTTTATCAACCGTGAGCTTGGATTTATTAACCGCACTGGCAAAGATGTCTGCAACCCTGCCTGATTCTGAAGCATCAAGGTTGAAGGCACGGATTGCCGTTGTTAAAAGATCTGCGGTTGTAGTCATGCTGGTCAAGGTACCAGTTGCCAACATAGCAACCGCTTCAATAGCGTCCAAAGACTCAGCAGCATCGAATCCGGCTTGGCCTAAAAGAACCGTGGCATCCGAGACCTCTTTAGCAGAATACTTCGTCCTTGCTGCGACCTCCCTGATCTTATCACCCAGGACGGCTATTTCAGCATCTATCGCCCCGGTAATGGCCTGGAGATTCTTTAACGCCTGATCAAAATCAAAGATGGCTGCCGTACCCGCCTTAAACGCGTTGATTACCCCAAAGATCGCGGTCGCAGCAAGGCCATAGGAGGCCGTTACCTTCATAGCCGCTGTCAGCCGGCCGGATCCTTAAACCAACCCTCTTGCTTTGCCGGCTCGTCTTCCACTTTTCCGCCATGCAGGGCAATTTGGAACTTCGCCCTAACCATTTCGCGCTTACTCGCATGTTCGGCCAAAACGGTTATTTGTCCGAAGGTAAGTCCTCCTTCTCTCCAGGACTTTCGGTAGAAGTCTTCGAGTCTGTACTGGGGGTATCTTTCACAGATTCCAGTAATGACCTCTTCGAAGGTAATACGCTTCTCACTTTCTCGAAGAGGTCTTTCACGTTTTTTGATATGCTTTCATAATTGACAACATAAATAATGTCCACAATTTCAAGGAGTTGTAAATTCGTAATCTCCCGCAGGGGATCTTCCCCTAAATCGTCAGTAATGAGCTTGAGAATTCTCTCTATGTTTTCTCGAATCAGCCCGACGATAAAAGATACAACTTCCAAGTTTTTGGGCTTTTGAAGGTCAGCTTCCTCGGACTCGGGGCCCTCCTGAGGTTCTTTAGGCTCCGGCCCAATCATCTCTCCCCGGCGTGCAAAAAACTCCTGCACGGTTTTGGTAATAAGGTCTGTCATCTCCAGCTGGTCTGCAAAGGATAACGGATAAATCGGAATCTCTCGCAGTTCCCGAACGCCAATTTCCACAGTCTTTATTTGTGGATTTAGTTTTGAATTCTCTGACATGATAGTTTTTCTCCTTAAAAGGACTAGTTATAGGTTAATCAGAATGCCAATAAATGCGCCCCAGGGGCTTGTCGTCCCATACTGCGTTACCGTCCGTGACATCAGAACTTGCGTTCTTAGACTCGAACGTAATTGTGATAGCCGCAGCATCTGCTTCCGCTAAAGCAACCTCGGGGTTAGCCGAAACCTGCGCTCTAGGAAAGATAATATCCATGTAATCCGTCCCGCTTGGATACGTGTACCTGGCCTCCATCCGGATATAATCCGGGGCTGACCTGCCGCCCAGTGGCACCTCCCCCGAATGAACGGTCATGGTGCTGTACGGGGATGCGTTAGGATCGTGCCCGTAAGCAAGAGCGACATTAGCGGGGGTTATCTCCTTAAATGCACATTCGAGATGAGCAGCTTCCCTGATCGGGGTTGTAAAATCCTCGATCAACGGAAAACCGGACTCCAGCTTGTACCACTCAGCCGGGCCCCTCCACGTAGTATTCGCCAACGCCCCAATAGAATCACTTGAGGACAAAGCCGGATGAATATCAGCAATGTTGTCTGACGAACTCCCTACACGAATTTGAGCAAGACCTAATGCAATAGTAGTTGTATCAGTCGTAATTGGTCCTTTTCTGGCCACATGAATCACCTCCTTTGCAGCAAAGCCTATTTTTTTGGAGCTACTATCAGAGATTGCGTTCCAGAAGTCGGTGGTAGGTTCAGCTCAAGGCTGATTGGGTGATATGTGACTCTGAATTGAATTTCTTAAATCTGTATCTGAAACGGTAAATAGTTTAAAACATTCCAGTGCCCGCACGATCTGCGCAGGCACTTCATTCGTATATTGCCGTGAATATATTGCTCGATATATGGCTCGACACGATCATCTTTTTTGAAACCAAACCTGAAATACCACAAACCGTTCTCCTGCCTTTGTATAAGAAGTTTGCCACACTTCTCACACTTAGCGAAATTTTTTGGTTTTTCTATTAGATCCTTGACAATCATCATGCTACCTTTTTCCTCATGCCTTGATACAAACTACTCCAATAATCTCGGTTAGTATTAGCTCTTGAATTACAAGATCTGCACAGTGTAATCAGATTATCAGGATGACAATCCTTCTTAATATAATTAATATGATGAACCGTGAGCATGGTATCTTTTCCCCAACATTCCGGATTTTGGCATTGGAAACCATCACGCTCTTTAATGGATTCCTTATATTCTTGATCTGCCCAAGCATCACAATAGGGCTCACAAGAAATACCACCTTTCCAGTTATAATGCTTCCCCCCACGCTGAGCTTCCGATATTCTCTTTCTATGTTCAGCAGAAAGTTTTTTACCAGTCTGGGCCTTCGACATTTTTCTTCTCGCTTCAATAGAAACCACTTTTCCTTTATGAATTCTTGATATTTTCTTTCTCGTCTCCGCTGAACACTTCCTGCCACGCGCGGATTCTGACATCTTTCTTTTGGTTTCAGCAGAAGCCTTTTTGCCTGTACGAGATTCTGACATCTTTCTTCTCGCTTCAATAGACGCCCTTTTTCTTCCACACTGAGCTTCTGACATTCTCTTTCTACCTTCGGCGGAAACTTTTCTCCCCCGCTGAGCTTTTGACATTTTTTCTCTAGTCTCAATAGAGGTTTTTCTGCCCCGCTGAATCTCTGATATCTTTTTTCTTGTTTCCACGGAATGTTTCGACCCCTTTATCATTATAACATCACACTTTCGCAGACCAAAATAATCTTACAGTCAATTGTTTAAATTTTGTCATGTCCTCTGCCTCAATTTGAGGTCCCTCTGTAACTTCTTGTACTACAAGGGCCCCAATCAGCGTCCACGCCTCGGTGGCAGAACTCCTGTAAAACGGGATCCTTGCCATACAATCCGTTTTTGTCGTGTCTGACAAATATCCCATAACTTTGTCTCTTGTCTGAGCCAGCTTAAATCCCTCCGCGTCTTTTCTGGAACACGCAAAGATATTTAGATACAACTCCGACGAAGATCCAAGCACCATCGCCCCAAAATTTATAACCACCCACTTATCAACAGATTTGTCGGTCAGATCAGGGGTAGATAGAGATTTATCAAACATTACCTCTAAGCCCTCGGTATCATAAAGATTTGTTACGAAATAGCGCTTAATACTATCCCGAATATTTGCCTCTCTGGCCGTTGCATCAAGGCTCATGGCGATACCCCATCTTTCCTCAACCCCTCCACTATTTCATTTAAATCTTTGAAAAGGCCTTCAACCGCATTTTTTGCAGCTACCGTTTCGGGCTCCTCGGCTTTAAACTTGACCTCGCTTTGTTCGAGGCCGGCGAGTACCAAATCGGCGTTCTTAAGGCTTATCTCGAATGTTATATAAACGTCTTTTGGCTGGACATTTACTACTCTGAGGATCATCGCTTTTTCAATTCTCCATTAACCGTTACTTCATCCCATATCCATGGAATTTGTTTCTCCATTACCTGAGCCCTAAAATCCGATTTAGGCTCAACCCGAAAATGTAGCTTCATACCATCCGTAAAAATAAGATTTTTCACGTAATTACAATGCGGAGAGATACCATGCCGGAATTCTACGCTTTTTATCTCTTTACCAATGAGCAACTGTTCTAATTCGGCGTCAATCATCTTTACCTCCAAGCCCCCCCAACTTCCTTCAAAGCAAGCGATCCCTGCTTAGGCCATGCGTCCTGAGCGTATTCTTCCATGGTAGGGCCAAAAACAGGGCGCCTAAGCTCATTAACGGCTGCATACATGGCTATCCTCTTGGGCTTGCCTTTATCGCCCCTCCCGCCCCACGATTTGCCCCCCTGGTCATACACATTTGCGGGGATGCCACCCATCCAACCAGCGCCGGACCTAAAATTAATAATATTCCTGACAAGATCACCGTAAAGCCTCCATGGAGCCGGATACCCCATTTTTCCATATTCAAATTTCCACGTTCTATATCTCGGGGTATATGGAGGGCTTGGCCTCTGAAAAGTCATAATATTTCTAACAAGAAGCTGCGCATAGCCAATCGAGCATCGTCGATTCAATTCGCCGCCATCGACCGTAGTCAGCCACTTCAATTTATACCGAATCGACTTCAGGGCTTTCATGACCCTGGCAAAATCGGTTTTATCAAGCCTCATCGCAATCATGAGCGTATCCAGCCATCGAGCATCCGTTCAAAGATAAGCGAATCGTGGCCCTCCGGAATATGAGTATTTTCAGCAAGCCTCACATCTTTCTTGAATATCCTTGGTGCCTGTGTGACTCTCATTTCTCCATCAACCATAATCTTTTTCATTAGAATCAAGCAATCAAAACCCCCGACTGCCAAAAAAGTTGGTAGAGCTGCTTTCGCTTTATCGTCGAGATACTCATCAGAGAAAACATACCCGTACCATGGGATCTGGTGATTGCATACTAAGTCCAGGCGTCGATCTTTCAGTGCTTGGCTGAATTGCACGGCATCCCCGAAAGAAGCTTTTGCCCTCTCTGGATCGTGAAGCTTTGGATTGTCGCATGGGAAAACATATAAAGTCAGCATATGTGTCTCGCATCAACTTCAAACGCCTTACCTGAAGGCAGGATCGCTACGCCGTTTTCTATTTTAATTCGATAAGTGCGCCGTTCAGTCTCAACCTCGATCTCTGCGTCTTCACCTGAATGCTTTTTAACAGCTTCCAAGATCACAGCCTTTTCTCTGCGGGTTATTCCTTTTCGTGATTTCATATTTTTTTAAACACCACATCCAGCGTACAGCTCTTATTGTGCGGGATGGTATCAATCTGAATAAGCTTCAAATCTTTCAAATCAGGTTCGATCTCATTTATAAACGGAACCCCGACATCAATACGGTGAGACGGGTTCCCGCCCTCGGCAACCGTAGGGTAAAGCCTATCCTGCATGTTAGGGATCAAAAGCACGATATGCCCTCCCGGATTCAGCAACTCAACCCACCCATTTAAGCAATCTATCATTGCCTGTTTTGTCGGAAGATCTTCAACCATATGAGATGAAAATACATAATCAACCTTGTACCCAGGATCAAATTTTACAGCATCCGCCCGAATAACCCAGCCTTGGCCAACCTGTTCGGCGGCTATCGGCTGCGGGGCCTGGTCTACGTGGAAGCAGTCACCTCTGAGCAAGGGGCAATTACCACAGCCCATATCGAGGCCTTTACCGATCAAAAACTTTTCGACATGCAAAACATTGTACTCAAAGCTTGGCCTAATATTATCAAGAACTGTTTGTAATCCTGTCATTGCCATAGAATCGATCTCCCTTCACTTGCAGGGTTGTTGAAACAATCCGGCCTTCTTTAACTCTTCGTCTACTGCTAACGCATGAACATTCCATAATTTACGATATTCTGGAGACAATCTTGAGGTCGGGCCTGGCTTAAAAATATAATGCAACATTCTGATATCATCACATTTTTTATTTGTCACCGTGGTATATTTGCCGGGGAGCTCTGTTATTTCACCTTTTTTAAAGTATTCATTATAAACAGCTTGATCCCGGCCCCAGGTCCCAGGTTTTTTTTGATGTTTTAAAACCGCATTGTACGTTTCTGCATTAAGATACTTCTTCCCAACTGAAAGAAAACCGGCAAAGAACTGGTTCCGTGGATTTTCGAATACCATCCCAAGATCAACCACGGGGAGGTCGGTTAATTTTCCAAGGCAAATAACATCAGCATCGCTGAAAATTACCCTATCATATCCCTTAATGTTAAATACTTCATGACTCCAATAACCAGGCCACTCCTTCCCATACTGTTTGTATTTCTCCGTATCTACTTTTTGGATTATTAGATTGTCATATAAGGCAAAAAGTGCGTCGGTCCTGTAATCTATTGATTGATAATCTTGACTCGGATCCGCGTTATCAGTACAAAATATATAGCATGGAATATCAAACCCACTATTTAATCGCAAACTCCGCAGGGCCACCTGTGCCATGGTAAGGTAGTTTCTAGTTATAACCATTGCAAAGCAGGTTTTTATATCCATCTTTCAATCTCCGTGACAGCCCTACCGAAGGTGTGTTGCTCGGCGTCCTGCCTGCATTGTTCTGCAACCATTGCGCGTTCCACTGAATGCTCTAAATACCAATCTATCTTAAGCATTAATTCATTTACATTCTCATATGTTGGGATAGCCCTGAATATGTCTTTAAGACCTGCGTTTTCGTCTGATATACATAAACACTCGCTACTTCTAAAAATATCCAAGATTCGAACAGCAACAAAACCGGCCGACCGCATATCTTCATGAGCTGAATAAAATGAAAGCAACCCCTGATTGAAAAGATTCCCTAAAAGGTGATTGTCAACATAGTCACCCTTGTAATCAACTTTTTCTATTAGATTGCCCAAGGCCTTCGGCCATCCAAGACCAGCAATACAAATTTTATATTTATCAGATTCAACAAGATGCCTTATCGTATCCAGCCTTTTGCCATGCCTCATGGATCCCACAAAGACGATGTCATATTTAATCTCTTTGCGGGGCACAAATTCTTTTGAAGAAGCTCCAAGCAACACCGAAGCTTTGTGTCCTTTAAACTTTTCACTAAAGATAAAGTCACTTGAAAGAACAAATATGTGTTCAAACTGCTTTGCAAAATTAGGCCATTGATCTCTCCCTATCAAATCCGGATGTGAGTATACCCAACAAAATCTTCGAGGTGCCGACATGTGATGAGCAGAGGTATACAATCCAAATAAATAAAAATCTAAGTCAGCCCTGCTATCCACTATCTCGTAACCTCTTTTTGCAAATTCTGCCTCAAGGTCTTTTTTGACCCAGTAGTCACCATCTTTGATGTTCCGCATGGCATCTGAAAGAGCAACAATTTTTATTTTCATGGACTCCTCAGCAGGGACATTATTTCAACGTCATGCAGCTTGCCATGCTTTACAATATGAGATTCCAAAACACCTTCTCTTACCCAACCATTCTTAATATAAATTTTTATGGCTGGACGGTTCCCGGACAAAATATAGCCATACAGCTTGCGCAAATTCTGGACCTCGAAAGCATACTCCTCAACCATTTTTAATATACCCCCGCCCAATCCGACCCCGCGATATTCAGCCTCACCAATATATACCCCCGGGTCAGCACTTTTGCTTTGAGTATCAATTCTGTTCAAAGAGGCATATCCTATATCTACACCTTTAAAATTGACGACCCAATAAATATCGCCCCCCTTCTTCATTTCTTCGTACCACCGTTTCTGATCTTCTTCTGTTATAACCGGGTCTGTAAATAGATATTTTGTTACCTCCGGAGACATTCGCCATCGGCGCAAGTTCTCTAAATCAGATTCTTTGATGTCTCTAAGCAATATCATCTTTTTTGTACGCACATAAGCGCCCCATGCGTCTTCGGTCTATAAAAACCAATACTTCCGAACAGTCTCATTTTTCTCTTATAAATCTTTCAGCTAATTTATTGAATGTCCAATTCCCCATGACTCTTGCACGGCCTCTCTCCATAATTCTACGACCGCCTTCAATATTGCGTTGGTAGTATCTGATCTTGTAAATCAAATCAGTAATTCTGCGCCATTGAATAATCTCGCTTGGGTAAAAAACTCCGGTCAAATCAAAATCGGATTCCATATAAACCAACCCCATTGCCAGGGCGTTCGGCAATCGCGTAGAAGAGTACCTGGTCTTCGGCCTATCCTCATCGTAAGCGATACCGATACTTATCGAATAATTCCTGGATAGTTTAACAAGGTCTTTCCCAAACTTTGATGGAATATTCCCCCCGTTACCAACGACATCAACTTTTATGCCGACCGCACGAAGAGCAGAAATCACCTCTCTTCTATTCGGCGTAAGCGTGCCAACAAATAAAACAGTATCATTCTCTTTATGCTCAACCAATTTAAAAATGTCTTCATCCGTGGGGTGCAGAACCCAGGTAACCTCAGGCCTCCACATAGGAGTCCCGTATAAAGCCGCTGAATAAACCTTTAATCTTGGGATATCCGCATCAAGTAAATCGTGATGAAATCTAAATCTTGAGGCCACGGGATCGCCAAAAAACACACTGACCGCGCATCCTGTATCTGACTGAACCTTTTTTACATCAGTTACAGTTATTGGATTGCCCCTGATTGAAGCAGCACCTTTACAGCTCCCGCCCAAATGAAGATGATCTATCTCGTCAGGGAATCCACCAGAACTTATATTCCCTAATGATAACTCCCCATGTTTACGAAAGGCTTTTTGCCAGGGAAGATTTGTTGTACCATGTAAATTCCTGTAATGTATCTTAAACATCGTATCCCTTTGTATATAATCCGTGAAGATCACCCATCTCAGCGACCATTGCATCCTGTACTTTTTTAACCGTAGAATCTTTAAGATAATCCTTCATTTTACACCATCAATAGGCCGTCGTGAAAAATCAACCGATAAACCTTCTCGCTCTACGTATTTCTTCGCTACTCCTGTCCACTTACCACGCCCAATTGGAGTACAGGACCACTCCGAATTTTTGGACGGGAAAGCAATCGGGAGATAAACCCAATCCCAGGCAAGCGTACAACAAAAAACATGCCCTCTACTTCGCACAGAGCCCTTTATTTCAAAGTCCCATGCAGACTCCCCATCCTTCAATAAATCGATAAAGGCTTGTCTATTCCAAATACTCGGACAAAGAGAAGCCCGGTATCGAGAATTATCTGAAAAAACAAAAAGCCTATCATCAAATGATGCCTGCCCGGCACTCCTAACTGCTTTCGAATTAATAAGCCTGATATAATCAGTCTTGCCATCTAAAATATATTGTGCAAATTGTTTCAGTGCTTCTGTATTAGGAAAATCAGTAAGCCATGAGTCCTCAAGCATCCAAAAAACAACTGGCGCGTCTAATCTTTGCAAGCTTAATATAGTATTCCTGGCCCAATTCTTATAAGCTCCAATTTTTAGGCCCTCACCACAAGGGAAATCGAGATAATTTGTAGCGGCTTTAATAAGCCAGGGACAATCCGGCCAATATTTTTCTATCCCATGACAAAAAACCGGCCACGCTGCTTCATATGGATCTAATGTCCCTACAAGAATAGTAACATCGCTCATCGTCGGTCTCTCATGCGAAGAAGCCCTTCCTCAACCCCGATAGCTTTAACGCCCAGTTCGTTCTCCATCTTTAATGTTTCAAAAGACGTATCTTTTGGACGTGGTGCAAGCTCGGGGAAATAAGAATCCAGGACCGGAATAATTAATCTTGAATCCAAATCAAATATTTTCGCAACTCGTAAGGCAAACTGATAAAGGGATAAATGATCTCTCCCTGCAGCATGGTATATTCCACCGGTTCGGCATTGGCGAATCGCTTCCCATACAACCTCTGCACACGACCACGCAGGGAGGGGTTTGCTAAATACATTATTAACAACCTTTATAAATTCACCATCTTCCAGGGAGCGCACCCACCGTACCACTGGATTGCCCCGTCCACCAGGATATGGCCAACCATACATCAAAATAGGACGAATGATGATCCATGATATACTACTTTCACGAACAATATTTTCGGCTTCAACTTTTAATTGCCCGTAATAATTGATCGGGTTGACTGGCGCAGCCTCGGAATAAAACGGAGCACGACCATCAAAAACAGCATTTGAAGATATATAAACAAGTCGGGACTTAAAAACTTGGCACAGCTCAGCAACAACTCTTGTCCCACCTACATTGACTTTTCTAGCCTGCTCACGATTCTTTTCAGCAAAATCAACGCTCCCAATAGCAGCCGTATGAATCACAACGTCAGGCAGGGTCCATTCAAAAATCGCTTGCATCTTCTCTCTATTAACCACATTAGAGACAACTATAGGGAACAGAAGCTGTTCAGACAAAGAGCGACCAGAAGAATAAATTGAAAATACCTGACTGCCAGTAGGCGCCGACCGTTGCAAAGCAACACCAAGCAACCCGGTTCCCCCCGTTATCAAAATTCTCATTATTCTACTGCGTCCTTTTTTACAATCCAGACACCATCCCAATTAGTCATGGGATGCCCGCAAAAGTATTGCTTGCCAAAATTAGCCTCAACAGCCTTCAAAACGCCTGGCCACCGAGAGTCCCCGATATCGTGCCCTGCAAGATAACCGGTTGATCGTATCTTAGGCCACCATGCCTTTATGTCTTCATCCACGTGCTTAAATGAATGGTTAGCGTCGATATAAACCAAATCAAGGCTTTCCGGTTCAAATAATTTTGCCGCTTCGAGTGATGTTAATCTTAAAATATTAGCCCTATCACCATATTGTTTCATTTTAACTTCTACGTCTGCATATCTCTTATCCCAAATTTCTTGCGTACAGCTAGACGTAAATGACTGCCAAGGATCGATAAGATATAAAGTTCTGACTTGAGGACATTTATTCAAAATAGTCCCCGACAGCGACCCGTTCAATACTCCTATCTCGGCCATAAATTTAATACCGAGGTGATTGACAACGCGGGGCATAAAATCAAGATGGTTAGAATAGCGCACTGAACTATCAAAAATATCATATGCTCTTCTAAACACCATTAAGGTATTTTTAAACCACGACAGTTTTGAATTTTGTCTAAGATATTCCGACATGCTTTTGTCAAAATCAAAGCTTTTATCTCTCATTAATCCAATAACAGTCTCGTTTGACAAACAATTTACGTGACCCGTCCCTCCCTGACCCGGAACGGCCCAACTTAAAATAAGCACATCTTTAGAAAACCTGGCCAGGTTATCAATAAATACGTCCTGGCATCTTTTTGGTATGTGTTCTCCCAATTCCAAACAAAGAACCAGGTCATAGTCATCTTTCGGTTCTGCCGGTTTTGATAAATCTACACATTCTATGCTATCACAAACCGCATTCTGACAGGCCACCGAGTTCCCTTCGTACCCGTCAGCCCTACATCCATGCTCTGAACAAACCTTACAGTAAGCCCCCTCACCGCAACCCAAATCAGCAACCTTAACAGGGTAAAATGTAGCGCAGATGGCTTTTATTAACTCTCCATCCAAGCTATACTTGCCACCGTATAAAATTCCCGTCTCTGGATCGAATGATGTTGTCATTTTATGCCATAGTCCATCATTATGTAAAAAGAATGAATTTCGTCAATCACTGCGTTAACTTCGGTCTCCGTCAACCCCGGGTGCATGGGTAACGATAATATTTGCTCAAAATACTTCTCAGCTTTTGGCAAACTCGGAGTATTCCCATAGCATTTATACAAATGAATGGGTTTGTAATGAACCCCGGTTGCTATTCCTTTCTTGCTCAAATAAATACTTAGTTCATTTCTCTGCTGACATTTTACACAATATATATGCCAAGAGGATGTGGAATCATCTGTATCCATCACCGGAGTTACCACTCTAGATAAATCCTCAAAACCCTTCATGTACTTTTCAGCTATTTCTCTGCGCCGAGCATTCATTCGATCAAGTTTTGATAATTGGACCAAGCCTATCGAGGCCGCTATGTCGTTCATGTGGCATTTTAACCCAACCTCACCAACTGAATACTCCCACCAGTAACTTTTGTTTTCATCGTTCCTGGCCCACGTAGACTTGTCAATCCCCAACCAGCGGAGTCTTTTTGCTCTCTCGTATAATTCTTTGCTGTTCGTAGTAATGGCTCCGCCGTCTCCCATAGCCAAGTTCTTTACAGCATGGAAGCTAAAACATCCTATTGTGCCAAGGCTCCCGCATTTATTTCCTTTGTAAACAGATCCACAAGCATGGGCGGCATCCTCTATAATGGGAATGTCGCTTTGGGTCGTGATTTCCCACAATTTATCCATGTCTACGGGCCTGCCGGCGTAATGAACGGGGATAATCGCCTTTGTCCTTGGAGTAATTTTTCGCTTAAGATCTTCCGGGTCAATCAATAAATCCTGATCTACATCTACAAATATAGGATCCGCTAAATTATATTTCACCACATGCGCGGTCGAAACAAATGTTACGGTCGGCACCAGGACCTCATCACCATGACCAATATTCAACAACTTCAAGGACAGATCCAGCGCAGCGGTTGCAGAATTAAGCCCCACGGCATACCTACAACCAACGTATTCTGCGAACTCCTTTTCAAACCGTTCAGTCTTTGGACCCAATCCGATCCAGCCTGATTTAAAAATATCTTTCAGGCTATTCAGTTCCTCGTCTCCCATGTGCGGCTTAAACAAACTGATCATTTCCAATATCCAGGACTCCCATATTCGGCAAACTCGGGCTTCAATTTTGCTTCAAATACTTCCGGAGCAAGACCCAGCTCTTTTCGCCGGGCCTGCGTATATGCCCACAAAATCTCGATATTCTCCCGGTCCCTTGCGTCAGTCTTGCCGTGATAATGAATGATGTCTGTATCCTCGCGCGAGATTTGTTTTTTCCCGCCTATCAAAATATGATGCGGAGAATTAATGAAAAATATCTCATTGTTACGCTTAATCAGCCTCGATTGAAAATCGGGATACTGCCCAATGGTATGAGAGGGAATCGGGAATCCCTGCTCATCCAATAAAGCAAACGGTGAATCTTCGTGTCTCATAGATTCATATGAGATTCTGGAAACATGCACAACATCCGACCCCTCTGGCATCCCATACTTGTCTACATCAGCAAGAAAGGCTTTCAGGTCATCAGACATTTTCTCATCGAAATCGAGTATAAAACAAATCTCGCCAAGTGGGACATAAGACAGTGAGATATTGCGCTGCATACTTTGAGCAGAATGATATTTACGATCATAATGATGGTGATAAACCGAGCACTTCTTACCGAACCGCATAATTCTCGAAACCGTAAAGTCCTGGCTACCACCATCGATTACAATGATCCGGGATACCCAGTCGCAATCATAGAAATCACCAATGACGGGCTCTACCATTTTTTCCTCATTAAGTGACTGTAAAAGTATGATCATACTATTTCCCCTTCCTTTCGGATTATTGTTCGATCAAGTTCAAAAAAGCCTTTTTCACAGACAGCGGATTCAATGTTTTTATGCACGGCGAAGCGCATTTATTGACTCCCATTCTATTCCGAGAACCCCAACATCGAGTCATTGATTTACAGACATCCAGCATATTGGGCTCCATGGCAACATAACCACCACCATTTTGAATACGGGGCCCGACAACGCGTGCCGGAGCCGGACCATATAAAACCACCACCGGTATCCCAAGGGCTCCACACAAATGACTCATAAAGCTATCCACAACTATCGCCCCCTTGGCATGCGCTACGACCCATGCTGACTCACGAAAAGTAAGCTTGTTTCGAAAATCCATTGCTGCCCCATGACAAGCAACGTCGAGAGATGAACCCAGCTGAACCGCCGGCAGGCCAATGCCCTTCAACACAATGTCCATATATGGATACACCCGATATTCCGGATCTCCCCCGGTCGTATGAACAACGATGTATTCTTCGGGTAATTCAACCCCGGTCAATGGTACCTGCTCGATGAATATTTCGTCAGGCTCCACTCGGCAAAAATGCGGGTACATAGAATGAAGCGGCACATCAAGAGAATTAAATCCGCCCCGTAAAATGTGGTCTCCGTGAGGATTGTAAAGAACTTCATACCTTGGACCTTCTTCGGGTTTCCACGGCACAATCTCATCAACGTGTGGATTCCCAGCAACGATATCGGCATACTGAGGTTGGGTCATATAGCATAACTCCAGGCCTTTGTGCCGCTCCTTAATTCCCTTTAAGCATTGAGTCGTCATTAACACGTCGCCGGCCGCAGAATGTTGAATGAAAAGAATCTTATTGATTTTGCTTTGGACGGTCACGGTTTCTTTCTTTGTTGCTTCGGCCAAAAATGGATTGATATCAGACACCCCCGCAAGCCACCTTTTGGCTCTCCTTATCCCATCCCCCCGCATTTTCTCTCTAAGATCAGCATCTTTGGCAACCGTTACTATGGCCTCTCGTATGCCCCCTACAGAACAAGCCTTGGCGTCTACAAAAGATCTCCCGGATTGAGTTAAAACTGGGACGTATTCCCGTTCAATCACTGGGACCAATCTCCCGGCTCCCTCAACAAGTTCAGTCTGTGCAGTAGTGTCTGAAGCAATCACCGGGGTCCCACATAGCATCGCCTCGAGGGGAGTCCAAGAAAGACCCTCCTGAAAGGTACAATTCACAAGACAGTCTATGCTGTTATAAACTTTGACCATTCGGCTTGCGGAACACTTTTTGTTTTCCTCTTTCGCTGTTAAATCACCGGTACCGGCACCATAATCTCTGGCCATTTGCTTTAAATTGAGCTTCCCGTTAAGCTCGGTATGCAGGTAAAGAATAATACCTGGAACTCGTTCCTTGGCTTCCATAAATGCTTTAAGTAGTCGAGGGATACCCTTCCTAAATTGATTCTTCCCGACAAAACCGAAGATCAAAGCATCGTCCTGGATAGTCGGGAACAACACGCGCCTATCTTTGGCCCTATCATCCTCAGCAGACGGACAAAAAAGGTTGGCATTATGAAGAGGCGGCCTGAAATACCTAATTCCCGGGACATGATCCTTCAACATCTTCAAGCCATACTTGGAATAAACCAGCGGAAAATCCAAAACCCACATTAAATCGATCCAGTCATTTCTCAATTGCTGTAAATCGTAGGGGAATATGGCTGCCCATTTAAAACCTCTTTGCCTTCTAATCTCATCAATCTGCGGAAAGATGCTGGCATATTGCCATAGATCTATCCCCACCATTAACAGTACATCAAATTCAACCGTCTGAAGAATTTTTAGAAGCTTGGCAACAACGTCGCCCTCAGGCCTATTGGTCCAATCAAAAAGCAAAAACGGCCACGGGCGCATGGATTTCACAGTTACGGACGACGGCCCAGCTGCAAAACAAGAAACTTGATACTTGGCCATATCAACCTGAGAGAGGACCGCGGCCATCATATTCCCGTTGCCGGACATGGCAAGAGGATGATCACCTACAAAAAGAATTTTTTTCAATGTTCCCCCATAATAAGGAATTTGTTAAGGTCGTCGAGTAAGAGTTTCTTTTTCCCTAAATCCTTGACTTTATCAAGAATATCAACAAGCCAAATATTCATGGCATGATCACTGGTGAAAATTTTTATCATCCCATCAATATTCAACCTCCAGTGGTCGCCTAACCAAGTAAGTTTTATGATTTTTCCAGCTAACACTATCTGGTATCCTCTCCTATCTCACATACATCCACCCCAGCAAAACGCCTTTTCTTTACGACTTCCACCCGATAATACTCACCGCTTGCAGATTGGTACCTATCATTCACCCGGATATCGAAAGAAGAAGGAATGTAGAGCTCGTCTTTCTTAAGACCCATCATCCCCAGCTCCTGATCAGAGTCTAATTCATGGCCGAACAGGGATTCAGTCTGAAGGGCGTAACAATCCTCGCGGATGGTCTCCCAGCTTTGTTCTTTGTGGTATGTCTGGGTACTCCGGGCCTCTGAAGATCGCAGAATTTCACCCGAGACATTACATTTATAAAAAACGCATCCCTGTAAAATCGGCGCATTTCTAAATTGCTCAGGCGTCTTGTTCATCACCAAGAAAACGCGCTCATCGTCAAACTGAACCACGTCGCCGACAACAGCCTCGGTGTCATAAGACAGCTCGGCCTCAAGAAAAAAGGCCCGAATGAACGGCTTCGTAACCTGTTTATTTATTTCATAATCCAGGTATTCGCCGGTAACATTGCCGCTACCCCTGATTATAGTAAAAGCTGTCCCCAGCTTCTTATAAACTTTCGTTTTAAGCTTAGACCCTATCGACACGACAGCCCTCTTAGCTGCATGCTATGATGCTAACAACCGCTTGCTGTCAGCTATCCTCGTTGGGAGTAATGATGATCCTCTGATCCTCATCATATGTTATGTCTCTACCTGTTTGTGGCGCAGTAGCAAAACCAGAATCCACCTGGGTACCGAACATTTCAAACGCACTCACGTCTGCAAACTGATGAGGCTCTTCCTCCATCACTTCCTTAAACGCCTCATCCATGTCCTTGATAAGCTTGCTATAATTCTTAAAAGGTTGATCCAAATGAATGGTTTTGTACTTAAAATCAGCAGCCGTCTCGGTCTGTAAATATGAAAACAGGTGCCGCTTAATTCGCTGCAACATCCAAGTCTCTCTGAAGTCGGTCCCGTAGGTAGCCCAGCCGGTATCGCGTTTCGCGGCATTGATCGCGTTTGTATAATCAAACGTATCGAATTCCGCCGATAACCCCTTCAGCTCTTGCTGAATCGCTGTTTTCAGCCCAGCTTCGGTCATTTAACAAACCTCTTTGTGGCTATTCCGACAAGAACCGTTCTTTTCTCGGTTTTTAATGATTCAAAATCTTTCTCGTCTTTAAAAAGCTCAAGAACCTGTCCGTGGTTCATGCGAAGAATGGCGGCCCCCGTCAGAGGCTCTTTAGCCTCAGGCTCTTTAGCCTCAGGCTCTTTAGCCTCAGGCTCTTTAGCCTCCTCAATTTCAGCAACCAGATCTGAGTATCTCTCCCTCAACTCTGCCAAGGTTAAAGGTCTGCTCTCTATCTCAATTTCGACTTCGACCTTGAGCTCAGCAACCAGATCAGGGTACCCATCCTTCAGCTCTGCCAAGGTTAAAGGCGGCCATTTCTTGGCGGTCTCAGGTTCTACCCTCGACCCGCCTGATGGCTTTAGCACCTTTACGGTCGGCTTGTTCGCCCTAACCTCAGCGATTACGAAAGCTGGAATCGGGCGACCATCCTTTTTGGCATCAAAGATGGTCCCCTTCTTCCACACCTTGTCGGTTTTCAAAGTTCTTAGTAATTGTACTCGTTCGATATCCATCGATTAAGTCCTCCCTTCCTTTTACGCCGGCTCAAGTTTCACAACTATAACCGGATTTTTGATTTCTGTCGTAGGCGATGCTGTCCGCGTCAACTCCATGCTATAAGAGAGCACGTCCCCTATGCTGAACTCATTCGCAGCCGGGTTCATAACCGACCGGGTAATACCGGTATCACCTACCACCGCCGTGGTTTTGTGCTGGCTAGCCTCGCCTGATACATGGGCAATCGCAGGTAAAGTCGTCAGACAAGAGGTTCCATTGATAAGGACATCCGCCTCAATTTGAAGCGTATTGGAATCGTCTTTACCACTAGCCTCGACTGACAAAAAAACCTCAGACACCCTGCCACCAAGAATTGCGGCACCCAGGGGATCTTTCCAGATATGACTGGTAAGCTCACCAGAATACTTGGCCATCAGCGGTACCATGGCGTTGGCGGCTATCTGCGCCAACAACCCGGGGCTAGGAAGTGGACCTTTTTTATGCTCCATAGTACACCTCCTCCCTAAGTAACGGTTAATTGATAAACAGCGTCTTCATGGTACAAGACAGGCAAGCCCTTATCTGAAACTCGCACAGTCACGCCATCGGGGTCCCATCTTTCCTTCCGGTCAGCCTGCTGTCCCCATTTCCTGCTCAACATATGAGGTGCAGCCATGTACTCGGCAATAGGTTCCCCGTCCACCGAATCAGCCCACATAATGAACTTATCGGTAGGCACAAATTTCTTTGTCATGTAGACCACGTCCTCAGAGGCCTTGTATGACAAGGTCAGCGTCCCGGTAGCGGTAATTGTTCCGGAGTCAGAGCTAATCGCTGTAATTGTTAATGTCTCGGTCGTGCCCTTTGCCGCCGAAACGTCCTGCACGGTCAGGGTCCCACCGACCTCGAAATCTACCGTGCTGCTCACATAGACCGTATGTGGCCCGGCCCCAGCTGCAAGCGCGGATGTCAACACCGCGCGAATCTGATACGCCTCATCGTACAAGTGCATATTACCAATGCCAAGCAAAGCGCTCAGTACTGGTATGGGCCTGGCGAACAGGTCACCGTTCCCAAATGACGACTTCATAAGAAGCGTCTGGAGGCCGTCGTCAAGAATCATGAGCTGCAAAATCTCAGTCGTGAAAATAGAATGGCTTAAAACTCCAGCATTGTTGTTTAACACGACGAGATTCGCGTCCAGGATATCCTTGACAATATTCCTCTTGGTCCCGGTATCCCATTCATAATCAGCCCCAAGATCAACCTTGTTGTCGTCCGGGATTCCATAATCCAGGGTAATGTACTTGTCGTTCTTGTCGCTGTAGGTAAAACCGTCGTTGCAAAGCATCTGCGCAAACATCCACTCTTCCCGACGGTAAGCCCGGTTACTCATGTTTCGCGTTTGAACCCCCAGGGTTCGTTTTGCCTTTTGATGTTTTCGATCAGTCCCCGGCTCCCGAATGTTGTTCAGGAAAGAAGAGCCGAAAAAATACCGCTCCTTCCAGTATGCGGCATGCGCAGAATTCTGCGCGAGGCCCACCATGGTACCCTGCGGCGCCGGAGCATCCTCGCCGGCAAAGGGCGTCATGCCCCTGCTGCCGATCTGGGACTCCCATTCAATATTGTCCGTCTCATAATTCTGCCGACCAAACATCTTCCGCAGAATCAAGTTCGGAGGAGCCATATACTTCGTGACCAGCTTGTTTAACACGGTCAACCGAAGCGCCGGGATGTCATTAATTGATATCATGCTTATTCACCCCCTTCCTATATGACCAAGTATTTGCCATCCTCCGAACCGGACAGGTCCGAAAGAACATTGGCGTTGTAGTTGAAAAGGTTGTCCTTGTAGAGCATGGCGCTTTTAATAACCAAAACACCCTGCCCGCCCTTGGCATTCTCCCCTTCGCCAGTATCTACTGCGCCTAAAAGAATGCCCTTGGCAGCCACAAAAGGCGTAGTGGTAGAGGTCTGAATTCCGATCGCGCCGCCCTTGGCAACCGTTTCCGAACCAAAAGAGTTGGTAACGGTGATCAGCCCAAGGTGAGGATACGTGGTTCGGTCAATGGCCGTAACGGCCCCCAGGTCAACTTGAACATCGTCGTCGTCCCACGCAGCAAGGTGATCAGCAACCACGAACTTATAGCTCTGCTCCAGCCTTACATGACCTACCTTGTCGGTACCTGGCTCGTTCGTCAGGTATTCAAGGCCCGGGACATTAGCCAACCCAGCACCGAATTCCCGACTATCAGCCACGGGGCAGTACGGGACATACTGGTTCTTTCTATTGCCCTCGGTAATAATCCCCATGACCATCCCGGCCTTAATAACTCCGTAACCGGCAGGGATCGTAATGGCGTGCATCATGGCCAGATTCGGATCGCTATAAAAAATCCGCTGAAGGTCTCCCTGGCCACCCTGAAAAACATATGGTGTTTGTCCTAATGGCATGTTTTATTCCACCTCCTTTTTGCCTCCGGATGCTGTAAAAATATCATCCGCGAGTTTTTCGTCCGCTTTGTCCTCGGCCGCGAGTTTTTCGTCAACTACTCCCTTCTTACCAAACCCGCCGCCTAAAACAGAAGAGTGTGGTAGCCGTTCCTCCCAATCCTTGATCTCGGCATCCACGGCCGTAGCAAAGGCCTCCTTGTCGAACACGCCATCCTTGACGAACTTCGACGTCAAGATGTGCCGCTTCACTTTCTCGTGAAGCTCCGGCCCGACATCGCTGTTGGCCAGCTTCTCGGACCAAATCTTGCCGGCCTCGGCCTCCCTCTCGTTCTCCGCGCGGATGGTGTCGGTCTTTTCAAGCTTCAAAATACGCTCATCGCGCTCGGACAACTTGGTCCCGAGATCCTTCTCTAGATCAGCCTTCTCTTGAGCAAGCCTTGTCTCGAGATCAGCTTTCTCCGCAGCAAATGCGGTCTCCATGGCCTCCTTGTCAATATTGAATTTGGCCTGAAGATCGGTCTCGATCTGAACAAGCAACTCGGGGTGCTTCTCTCTTAACTCTTCCAGTTTCATGTGTGTCACCTCCTTTACTTCAACTTTTTTATCGCCAACCGTCTCAACGGTTAATTCGATCTCTTCGTTTGCGAAAGCAGTTGCTTTCGTGTTTGAATCCCAGCCAAAAACACAGACCGAAGCTTCCTTGAATATACACTTCCGCCAAACAGTGGCAGGACCGGTTACGGTCATACCGTTAACCTCCACCTTGGCCCCTTTCGTAACTCGCTCAACCACGGTCGGCTTGCTATACATGGAGCTCTCATAGGGAAAGCCCTGCTTGGAAAGCTTGCGGAACTCCTCGCTCTCGGGAGTATCAACAAACTCGGCGCTATTAATTACAAGAGCCCCGGAATCGATCGACGGCTTTTTTGTACCAAATGCAAGCTTCCTTGATTGATCATGATTTTCTAAAATGGGGAATCTCGACTTTGGGAAAGACATACCAGAAAGATCGATGGCAAGATCATCCCACCACCAATGATCTTTTATTAACCCGCCACTATAAACCACCATGGTAAGTTGATCCCCTTCATCATTACCCTTTACCTGGGCAAAGCAATCAGGGTCCATAAAACACAGTGCAGCTTTTGGTATTTTTTGGGTCTCGTTCATATGCTTCTCCTCTGGGCCAAAAAGAAAGGGTCTTCACCGAAGGCCTGGCGCCAGGTAAAGACCCTTTCAAAAAATTTGGCTAATAACGAGAGTGATCAGCCCGCGTTATTGATTTTTCAATATCAATCTCTGTAATTCGGTGTCTGTTAGATTCCCATCACCGACGACATCCCCCGTTAAAATAATTTTTTTGATATCGGCAATTTCCTTCTGCATCCGCTTTTTGCGTCTCACCTTAACCATTTTTGACGGATGCTTAAAAAACATCTCCAGCATTTGAGATTTCAGCGTCCAGTAAATAGTTACATATTTGAAAAGAATGCCATCCTTTTTCCGAAGCTCCACGTTCATTTCCCGAGACCACTTGCCCCACTCAACGCTTAAGCGCGAGATTTTTGCTTCCTTGGCCTCACTGTACTTCTTATCGATCAACTCGATAAGATCACGAATTTCTTGAGTGACTTCGATTTTCATTTTTTGACAGTCTTGGTCTGTTTTGCAGGTCTTGCAGGTTCCGCCTCCTTGCTCTCCTGAAGCGACTCAGCGTCCAGCATCAAGGGCAGCTCCGGATATTTTTCTTTCTCGGTTTCATATTTAAGCCGCTGTTGACGATAATTAGTAAAGCCCAACCGTTTAGCCACTTCACTCTTAGCGATCCCGAGCGTGTCAGACAGCGGACCATGTTTTACGCCAAGCAGGGCCTTGGCACGAGATTCATCGACCTCCGTTGCCCCCGAAGGTGGGAACACGAACTCTAACCACTTTTCAGGTCGCTTCCTTCTTTTGACGAATACCGGCTCTTGCTTCTCATCGAATCGAACGCACTCTCTCGAACTAAAAAACTCGGGCATGCCGGCAGTCTTGTTTTTCAAAAAGAAAACGCTACCCCAAAAATCGTACCGCAGGAACATCTCCCAGGAATCCTTCTCATCCTCGGTGCGCTCTGAAAAAGGCCCCCTTGAAGCCTTAACCGAGGCGAATGGCCCTTGTGCCGCCCCTGTCATAACGTCCTCAGGTTCACCGGTTCCAGCGGTAATCAACCTTAAAATATCACGATCTTCGTCTGAGATTTTGGGCAGCTGGGGATACTTTACATCCAATTCGATACCAGGAGGAAGGATAACCGAGGCTCCGGGGGTTTTCTTGGCGGTCATCATGGTCTTTCGCTTATCTTCGTCGCTCATGGCCAACCAAATCCGAAAAGACTTGGCATCCGTGATTTTAAATACCCAAAGATAGGCAGAAGCCGCCTTCTTGTAGTCAGCTTCCCAAAGCTTGAGGTTTTCGTAAAGATTAGACCACTTTAGGATAGTTCTAAGATGACCCACGTTTCTCCGCGTAATCCAGCTTTTATCCCAAGCCACAACGAATTGATTAAAGCGACCAAGGCTTCGGAATCGGCTGCCCCACCGTTGACTTTTCGCAAGCAGGGCCCTATCAAACCCGTATTGCTTAGATGCAACCTCGAGCAAGTCGGGGTATCTCGCAATGTTTATGCTGGGGATTTGCTGATCAAACTTATCCTGGTCGGTTACGTCACTATTGGTAGGAGCCTTGATATTGTAAATAAGCGGCATGTTTGCCTTTTTCGGATGCCAGATAACGCCGGTACCGTCCTGGAAACCTTCAATTCTACCAGGGTCGATAAAGTCCACCTCGATAAAGCCATCCGGGTGACAAGTCAGGCAAAGATGAAGCTCGCCCTCGAGTTCGCCCCTCAGGGCATATTTGTAATTATTACAGAATAAACGATTCCGATGATCATCTGAGACTTCGTCTATAATATCCTGGATTTTTGTGATCTCACAAGAAACTTCGAAGCCGCGGCCGGCCAGTCGGCCAGCAAGTCCCCTGATGGCCGTATTACAATGGGGAGTCTGTTGCGCTTTTTGCCAGATCTCTTTTTGGAGTATTTCGCGGGTGAGTTCGCCTTCGTCCTTGTCGTCGGAAGGATGATAAACAAAACCGTCGGGATCCTTACGCCCCCCCGACTCAGCGTCGTACTGCCATGGGACGGAAAAAGTCATGGAGGTCATGACTTCGTCAGGGATGTCGGTGATATACTGATCGATCTCAGCTGCATTCATAGGTGAAGATCCCATTTCACCTTGAAAGTCTAAACTGTAAAATATTAATTTGTCAAGGAAAATCTAAAATAGTGTCAAAAACATGACGGAAGGTGGGGTAAAATGTACCAGCTGCGTATTTTTCATCGTCCCAGTTAAGAATCAATTTCGGCCCCAGGATGATGTTTATCTACCCATTGCCAAAAACACTCAGGACCACAAAAATGCTTTTCTTGAAACAGTTCAGGCAATAAAATGCCACCAGATGACCCAATAATGCCGTTCAAGAAAACATTTGGATCTCCTCCTGAAATGACCGCTTCGCAATTATCGCAAGTATAATGCTTCATGTTTTCTTCCCACCCTCCTTCTCATACCAATTACACCGCTCCGCGCCCCGGCCCGTCTGAACCTCGAAACACCCCGGCTTGCCAAAAAACCGGCAGGATTTACGTCGACACGGGTTTTCTTTAGGCCAGGTTGTTTGATCAAACCCCTTGCGGAATTTATCGGTTACACACATCTGACCATGGCTATACAGGTTGTATGCTGTCATTGGACTCCTTTTCTACATGTTCAATCAGTTTTTCTCCTGGCGTCGCCGTTAAAGATTCTCCAAATTCGCTTTGACCAAACCAAAGAAACGACAAGCTGATCCATAATCCACCGGACAAGATCCCAATACCTGGTCGCTTTTACAAGATCGTCCCATTTTTTTCTCAGTGTAAACGCTTCTTCTTGCACAGATTTTTTCATCAATTCGTCACCCTGTCTCTTATAAATTCAAACAATTCTGAAAATCTAACCCATCCACGATATTTATATGAACCCAATGACGACTCCAATCGAACCGCCCCGCCAGGGATATTACGTATATTCCAACATCGCTTTTCCTTGAAATGCTCAAAACCCCACCACGCCACTTCTGTTTCTCCCGATTTAGCTATTAAACAAATATATGAGGAATCTTTAGGGGCTAATTTTAATGGCTTTAACTGTAATGTTTTTCTATGCTTCACCCTCAATACTTCCAAGCACTCAGGACAAACTTCGTCCACTCTCGCATCTATTATGCGATTAATCCATTCCGACCCGCTCTTCCCACACAACGTCTTCTCGTCGTCCTTTCCCAAAAGATGAGCCCTTTCAATCATCATAGTTCCCCATAAGCCCCTTATTTTGGAACATCTCACCAAAAAACACGTTTGAGCTCCTGGATCTAAAATCGTCAACACCCAGCATCCTGCCACCATAAATCGTCCACGCCAGGGAATACATCACATCGTCCTGAATCCCGTATTTCTTATCCTTTTCAGCCGAATAGAATCCACGAGGACCCGTGGGCCCGGGTAAAGGATTGTGCATAAACGCAGTAGGCTCTTCTTTCAAAATATCAGGCCCTACAGAACCAGGAACAACGCACGGCGGGGCCTTAAACCGGCCGGTCTCATAAAGCTTGTATAGTTCAACAAAGGCGGCCTTCTGCCTGTCATATGTAGGATAAATAATCTCAAACGCGATATCCTCTCCTGCCAGCCAAGCCGGGGCATCATGCACCCCCCAACGCTCTGCGCAGAACATATCAATCCCGTCATAGGCCATGTTGGCCAGGCGAAGGCTCTCCTTAATCCCTTCGATACTGCTATCGGCAACGTGTAAAAGGTGAAGCAACACGAAGATATAATGAGGAATAGCTTCATCGGTAACAACCTGGTGGGTCGACCGGCTGCCAGGAAGCCCCTTGGCCAAAATGGTTACAATCGATCTGGCCGCCGTCCTTTTTTTCATAGGATCTGCCCGGTCACAGCCGGCCAGGACAACCCAGTCGGTATCAAATAAATCGGTCAGCCGGGTAAGGGCGTCGGGAGTGGCAGCAAGGGGCAGGCCCTGAGGATCCCGAATTTTGTAAATGTCTTCTACGGGCCAGAGGCGGCTCTCAATATTGTCTAATTTGGCCTGTTGATCCCACAACTTTTCCAGGAATTCGGGGTTGTACTTTTTGTCCTCGTCCATCGTCTTGATACGGTTAGTCACCAACTGAATCACCACACCGTGGTTCAATAAAAGCTTGTCAGCACCAATATAGTTGGTCGCTGCGATCATCTCATCTGAAAAAATATTCTCCGCACCTGCGGACCATAAATTCAGGAAATATCTTTCAAAATCCCCCATCGGGAATTCATCGCGATAAGAGTCAAGCTGCTCCTTGGTCATGTAGGGATTCCAGTAATCGCCCTGGTCCCCAGCCTTGGAGCACTTATACGAAAAAAAGAGTGGAGCGCTTGTCCCTTTTTCCTTGATCCTTTTTTGCGCAGTATTGAATAGCTTGTAAAGAACGTGGGTTTTAGCAGATACCGTGGAATCAATTGCGCCGAATGCATTAGGAATGTTCCGGATAGAACCGTAGATCTGGGTATAAAACTTCGTGTTCTTCATGTCGAACATTTCAGAGAAGGTAAAACTCGTAATGTTTGAAAAAATGCCCGAAAACGAAGACACACACTGAATAATGGAAAGAATGTCGCCCGACTCGTTACGGACGGAAATGTCTTTTAATTTGACCTTTTTTCGGCCTACCTCATTAACCAGTTTCGGAGAGTTTAAAATTATGTCCCGTATGATATCGTAATGAACAAACTTGACCTGGTCCTTGGAATTTGCGCCCAGCATAATTTTTTCGCGGGGCCAGCACAGAAAACGCCAGATCTCAATCAGGCAAACAACCAGGCTCTTGCCTTCCCCTCGAGGCCAGCACAGAATAATCAGCCGGTACACAAATCGCCCACGCACCATCCGGAGGGCCTCCCGGAGTTCTTCTTTTTGCGCCTCCCACATGCTCTTATAAGATCGACCGGTCCCGGGGTGCGGATCGTCCGGAAGCTTCCCCAGGCTGTACCACTCGGGGATTACAGAGCCCTCAGGGTAGATAGGGACCTTAGCATTCTCCTCGGCCCACGCAAAAAAACCTTCAGCTCCCCTTCTGTATCTTCTAAGCTGGGCGTCTGTCATTTCACTTCCATCAGCTGCCGGGCAAGGTCCGGGTTTCCTTCCTGCTCCCGTTCTTTCGGCGACATATCTTCCCCGGGGGTAACGTTTTTAATACTCTTAAACCTCTCCCTTAAAACTCTCGTAATATCTAAACCCTCAATAGCCTTGATAATTTCGCGCTTTTCCCTAAACAGCGGATGCACCCTCACACCCTGGGCCCCGTCCACGACAATCGCGTCCAGGGCAAGGATAGCCATCTTAACCCGGACAAGATCGTGGTATAACGGTAAACATTTCAGGCCATAGTCTAAAAACTCCATCTCGGACAACATCGAGACATTCTTATTATCGCCCTGCAGCATGCGCACAACCGGTGCCGTAACGGCGTTCAAATACTGGGTCTCCATCGAGCACAGCCCGGTCTTGACATAATCGCACCGCTTAACCAGCGGGCACTTATCGTCCTTGCACTCAGAGACAAGATCCCACAGGACAAGGGAGACAGAGTCTTGTTTTTCGCCTCTCTCAGCATAAATTTTTTTGAGTTTTATAGCCGACACGGCCACCTCGTAGCGTTCTTTCCGTACAATTTACCAACAATTCTCGCAACCAAAGTCTCCCACGTTAACTGTATCTTCCGATCAACACTTTCTTCAAGGCTTAATCGGAAATCCATGACGGCCACCTTTCTCAAAGCCTCAGACTCAGAATCGGCCTCGAGGGTCACATAGGCAGTCGCTCTAATAGGAACCTGGATGGTGTATTCAGGCATCCGGCATCTCGCTGATCCATTTTTTCATAGCTACACCGTATCTTGCCATGCACCCATCATACGATAAAAGCACCGACAATTTTTCCGCCTCAGAGAAACTATCGGTCTCTTTTTTTCTCAAATAATCCGATAGTTCCGGCATCGAGGCCTTCCATTTCTCCATTTCTGTTTGCTCGGGCTTGGGCGGAGTAATGACAAGACGATCACGGGTTCCCTTATCTCTCTTAATCGCTGGGATCAAACGCAAAATATTCCTATTGTTCCCAGCCAAATACAGGCTATCCATAGAAACATCACAAGGAGGTAAATACCTCAGACAATACCCCCCATCTTTCAATAATTGGATAGCCGCCATAAATACGTCGAGCGCGGTTTCGTGAACATTCTCAGGTTTTGCCCATGCGAATAATTGGTGGTTTCTTCCAGGCCTTTCAGGTTCATCATATCTATATCGCCCAACGCTATCCGAATAATCAGCCTTCTCACATTCCCATAATACAAACATGTTTTTTATCCTCCTTTATCAATTTTTTCAGCCAATTTACGATAGACTCTCATTCGCTATCCGCTTAATCTCCCCATACACAGCATCCCCGGATACAAAGCCCCTCTCTTCCATCCACAAAATAGGAAGCGATTTACCGGCTTCTTCTACCAATTCGTACCAGGCAAGCAGCTCGTAGCTCTCCACAAGGGCCAACCACTCGGGGCTGTGGCTATCCTCAACATTATCAAGCCCTCGGACCTCAATGCCTAATTCTTCCAGATTAAAATCACGTTTAACCTTTTGACAATCTCCTCAAAGATTTTTGGTGAATAGTATCAAATTCAAAGCTTCACCTCTCTCACCAACTCATCATTTTTATTTGGAAAATGAGCAAACTCTCCGCTTTCAAGCAAAATACATAAACATTGCGACCCCGGCTCGTTGCCATAATAGTATTCCGACTTCACGGCCCTGGCGCCCTTCGCTGTTTCAAAGATAGCGCCTTCGCGCAGATCACCCAGCCTCACGCATCCAGCTATGGTTTTCCTGAATTCATCGCTGCCCATAGGAGTGCCTCGTTGATTCATATTCGACCCTCACATATCCCGATTGCCGTTGGCCCTCCGCCTCTCAAGCTGCGGCCCACACAAAACCGTACTTGCCGCGTCGCCATTCGATACCGTCATCGTATCATCATCGTAAGGTGGATACGGAACCATTAAAACCTCCTACATCCACGACAATTGCTGCCCTCGTCATGGATTGCTTCCTCTTCTTCATCGTCTGCATCTGCAGGAGGAGCCTCTTGCGGTTTACAGAACCTTGCAAACTTAGCCAAATCCTTAAAATCGGCCTCAACGCTAAACGACAAGGTAACCAATTTGCCGTCCCGCACCAACTCGTACTGGACCCCAAGTTTATCGAATTCAAGCAAGGTCTTGCCGAGCTGAGTTACTGCAACCATTTCACGAATTGCTTTTTTCTTCATCACAACCTCTTAGCGCGGGCATCGGCAAACTCGCACCCACGAACAAAGCTATGGCCCCGATAAGTCTTTACCAGATACACATATTCAAACTCGATCCTGTTCACTATCTCGTCCGGCAAGCACTTGTTATGTTTACAAAACATGGCCACAAATTCACCTGGAGTCAGGTCAGGGAAGCCCTCCCTTAGAACCTCGGCCTCCGTAATCCAGTGCAAACACTCGGGACAGGTATCAACAACCCTGGTCAAATGAATCTTTTTAACCTTCTCGCCCTTCTTCAGGCCCATGGCTTTTTCGACCTGCTGAACAAGGTCACCGGGCTCGAGGAACCACCAGCCAAGGCGACGAGTAACGTCCTTCGTTTTCTCATACGCCTGCCGGGTCGTTATGGCGAAACTCATATTGCGTGGCATTCAAGCCCTCATGGTATGATCAATTTCTCTCTACACCCGGTCGGATCAGCCGGAGCCGTGTTGTCCACCGCTCGAGAAACCTCATTGCTATAACCGCTCTCGTTGGCATGATTATCATAGGCGGTCACCGCAAAATAATACATCCCGTCAGGCCAGGAAGATACGTCTATCGTATACTCAGTAAGGTTGCCGACATCTATGGGGGTTATATGATCATAAGTCTCAGACGCTGCCCCAGCATAGAACTTATACCCGGCAAGGTCGGCCTCGGTATTCGCATCCCATTCAAAAGTAATAGTCTCGGTTAACGCAGGAACTGTCGACACTCCCAATAACACCAGCACCACTACGAAAAACAAAAAAATTTTTTTCATGATAAAGCCTCCTTATGGTTTTAAGGTTTGAATAATTATAGTACCTACAATTGATCAACAAGATCGTCTGGCATTATTTCACGACCCTCAACGTCGTCTTTCCGGATCCCCCCATAGGAGCCTCTACCGGGGCGGGTTTGACCTTCCCGGCCCTCATTTTGTCCTGAAACTCCGCGTCTTTGCTCAAATCGATCGGGAGAAACGCCATCTTTTGACCGTCCACAGTAAAGGTCTCCGCGCCAGTCATCTGCTCAGTTCTTAAAATCAACGTCCTTCTGACAGAAGGAACCTTGGCAATAACGTGGAACGTAACATGCCACCACTCGCCGACATTTCTTGACGTATCCCTCGTTATGTCAACGATATAAACATAAGTAGAGCGTACGCCATCCACCTCAAAAAGCCACAAAGCAAGGTCCTTCTCCTCAAGGGTGTCCTTCCTGCCCAGGATCAACTTTATTGCCTCTTCAAGGTTCATTTTACACCTCCGGAAAACCCTTCTCCATCCACAATGCCGAGCGACTTGAGTAGCTATTTCAGAAATTATGAGTTGTTCCACACTATAGCCCCCCACAGCACAGGCTCTTGAACCGGCACTCCCTATCGCACGGCTCTGTGGCCCTGCCGAAACAATCGTGGTAGCCCTTGCGTTTCTGGATCTCCCTAATGATCGGGGTCAGGCACTTAGGGCATAGGGACGAGGATATGCCGTCATTCTTGGCTGGCTTGTCCCACTCCTTGCGGCAGTTAAGACATTTGACGGTCATAGACAGCACAACTCCCTCTGTAGCGGTCTTGCTATCCGGGCCTGTGCAATGCCAGATAAGTACTCCCAGGACAGGTCCTGGCCGATGCCTGTTCGGTTTAGCTTGTCACAAGCATCTATAGTCGCGCCAGATCCCAAGAACGGGTCAAATATGGTGTGGCCCGGCCTACTGCCAAGGCGTACAAGGTATTCGATTAAGGCAAGCGGTTTGACTGTGGGGTGATAGTTGCCCTTGCCACGCTCAGACCGTGACGCTTTAGCACAGTAGAAGAAGCGAGAAGCCCCACCTGAATCAGCATAGGTATCTTGCAGGTTCGCTGTTGCGGGGAAATTGCCATGATAACCCCCACCCGTACTCCTTTGTGTCCCTGCAGTCATTTTCCCACTTGTTAGCGTTCCACTCTGTTCGTCCAGCATTCTCACGGGACAGTCGGGATGGCAGTTCCAGGCTTCTACGGTTTCAAGGCCGTTTTCATCTTCGTACTTATTGACGATTTCGCCCTGCTTTTTTGTGATGGTTCCATAGCCTTCATATTTCTCAACCTTTGAATAGACGGGGTGGGGTTTTGTGCCTCTCACTTTTTTTATCCCCACCTGCTCACATTCGGGATGGTGTGATAGAATTACGTTTGCAGGCCAACGGCCAAGGGGTTGCGTCCACGGTTCTTTTCTTTTTGCTCCCGGTTCAAACATGCCTAGCGCTTTCCCTTTTCTTGTATCTCCCGAAATTGGTTGTTTCCGATCAGAGGTGACAGAACCCCCGGTTAAGCTTTCGCTTGTCTCGATCCTCCCCGCATCAATATTCAATCCCGCCACGCCCCACTTGAGGGCGTTCTGTGCAAAGGTTCCGTCAAGGGGTTTCATGGCAAGAATGATGGGCTCCCAGGCGGGTTTTAGGGCTGTTCCTTGGCCTTCCCAGGCTTGCGCTTCGGGGGATAGCGGTTTCGTGATGGGCAACTTATCAGGACCGTCACTTGTAAAAGCTACTCCCCGTTGAACCTGTCTATATCCAACAATTTCCCTTTCAAATGTTTCGACAAGCAATTTAGGGGGGCGGTCAATATCATCTTCTGACAATTCAAGCATTTTCTTTATAATTCCCCAATCATTGGGAGTCGGGAGTTGGGGCTGGCTGTTGTCTAAATAATGAGATGCCTTGTGACTGTTTTCATTACCAAGGGCGCGGTCAATCTCTTTATATTTCAACCCCTTTGCTTTAACCTTTGCTCTTAACCATGCTCTAACTTTTTGGAAATCAGGGTTAGCTGTGCGTGTCGTAAAAAGAGCCCTATCAATCGCCTTGCTAATATCGTGTGACTTTGGAAATCCAGATCCATATAGCCACATCATGCAATCTCGTATCTCAAACCCCGCATCCTCAATGGCACACATCAACCTGTGGTGTGTCCTTGTGCCGCCGAAACAAAACAACATAGCCCCCGGTTTCATCACTCGTAAAACCTCTTGCCAAGTTTCTACTCGAAAGGCCACACCGCTTGAATCCCATTTCTTACCCATAAAGCCCAATTCATAAGGCGGGTCTGTAATCACGCAATCAACCGACTTATCCTTAAGTGGTATATGGGTTGCTGTGGCTTGGAGTATCATGTCAATATCTGCGTCCACTTGGTAACGGTTACAACCTGGTTGGCCTAAAACCTGTGAGTTCCCAATAGTCTTTCAGAAGGTCCTTCATGCAGTCACCTAGGGCAATACAGTACCCAAGGCTTGACAGGTTTAGGAAAATCTCTCCGCACGATTCACACAGATACCTGGAGGCCATTGGCACTTCGCTCCCAAATCGGCACTCTTCATAATAGGATCTTGGCTCACGATAACTCTCAAATTCCAGGCAATCAGCCCCCATATCAATAAGCGCATTGCAAGACACACAACGGGGTCGCCTCTTGCGATTAGATAGTTGGCCGAAATCATCTGGTGGTATGTAGTACCATTCATACTGATCCCCACAAGTACATGAAAGCACTTAGCCCTCCTTCCGAATCTGTGTGCACTTGGTAACGGTATTTTTCATGCAAGATCCCTTATTGCTCTAAGGTAAAAAAGGTTTGCGTCACTAGAAATCTTTTTGACCTAATCATTCGTCTTTAGGTAATAGGCGCAACTTCAATCCACCCTGTATGATTTTACTGACTTCAAACTTGCTACCCTTGAGTTCAACTATTTCGCCCTCCTGAAAAGTCCCGCCAAACTTAGGGTATTGCTTCCTTAATCCTTCTAATTCTCGTGTCCATAATTCACCCCTCTATCCCGTGTTTTTTCATGCGGTTACAAATAGTCTTCTCCGTACAGTTGAAAAGAATGGCTAAACCGGATCGAGACCTCGAGACCCAGGCCCGCCACATGGCCTCCTCAGACTCAAAACCCTCGTCCTTGGCACGGTCACGCCAAACCCTGTTCGCATAAGCCTTGACTGCGTTTATCTTCATTAAGTCCCCGCGTCTTCTGAAATAAAATCCGGGTCAGGTATTGTTTCAAGTTCTCGGTCAATCATTTCCTTGAGCATCCGGCATACCCCGGCAGGGCTTTCGGGCTCTCCTAATCTGTTATAAACCCTGCCCATAGTGTGGGCCTCGTGCGCTATCCTGAATAATAACCCCCGGTTGCTGGTTACAAGGCGCACCACGTCTTCAACATCTTTAACCGGAATCATCGCGCCTGGCTTAAAATCGGGGACCACGCTTTCGTGCACGTCTTGCACGTCTCCGATGGGAATAGTTGTAACACCGCCAGTAGCAAAAACCCCCTCAACCCCCTCGTTTGGATTTGGCATCACTCACACCCCCTCGCTCCTTCGGTTGTTTTGCTCCACAATAAGGACAAAAATGAACTGAAGATTGGTGCATATACCTAACATCATTCTCTCCCGTATATTCGTTTTCACTAACCAATATACCGAATAATACAAATTCTACTCTGCAATCAACGCACTTGATTAATGGAAACGTACGTTGGAAATCCAATGTCACCGATTCTACTCTGCAACCAACGCACTTGATTAATGGAAACGTACGTTGGAAATCCAATGTCACCGATTTCGCCATCTTCATCACCCCCCTTCATCACCCCTTGGTCCCACTTATCCCAAAGTGGAGATTTTTTAATGTAGGTCGCTCTCATCAAATAATGGATTTGTGGCTGGTAACATCACGCCTCGCTCCTCTTCCCGCCGTCATTGTCCAGTGATTCCGGTTAGTTATAATACCTGTTGGTTTATCGTCCTCGCATATAAGGGATAATTCTGAAAAGATTTAAGGCCCTTCGTGTTCGTCGTGTGACACAATGTGACATCACTGAGACTCGCAAGTACTTGAATTTATTAGTGTGTGACAGAACAAAAACAGTAGTGTCACAGGGATAACCCCTTAATATAATTAAGCATAGATATGAAAATGTGACAAGACACAAGGATTTTATTTTTTGGATATTTTTCTCATTGATCATTTTTGGAAAGGTCAATATTTTTTTAGGTGGTTGTGTCACAAAACGCTCGACACTATAGTATTTCATTATCTCTAAGTAGCTGAATTTATTACATAAAAAGTAGTGTCACAGTAGTGGGTAACTTATTGAAATCATTAGTAATTTTTTGTGACAATACTCAAAAAGTAGTGTCACAAGTGTCACAAAAACCTATTTTTCTGAAATGTTTTCAATAAGTTAAGACCTCAAAAATAGTGTCACAAAAAGACGAAATGTAATAAATTCAACCACTTATTTTATAGATTCTTATAGATTGTTATAGACCATTGTGTAAAGTTGTGTTTTTTTATATTTTATTATACCGATCTGGAGCATGATAATTTGCCTGAATTTGTTATGGTGTATGCTTAACACATTTCCGATATCGTGTCAAGCTTTTTAGGTAGGGGAGGCTAAAATCCAGAATAAATCTGTGACGCCTACCCCACCCCCAGATCGAGGCGGGCCGTCCAGCAAATAAAGCGAGGGGCCACCCCTTTTTGTCAATGATTTCAATAACTTATAGGATCATAAGGACTTTATAACTCATAAAGT